TCAATCGCCGATGTCTTTGGCGATGTGAACCACTTGACCCACAACATCAAACTGGTGCTGTTCCTGTTTTGGAATATCCACTGGGCTATAAAAAGCATTGTCGCTTATCAGTCGCCATGTTCCTAACATGGATTGGTAACGCTTCACAAAAAGCTCATCACCATTCCTGAAAATATAGATGTGTCCATCTTGCGGCTTGTTCCTAGCCATGTGAACTACGAGCGTATCATTGTTGTGGATCGTAGGCTCCATGCTGTCGCCTTTTGCCCACACGATCGCTAAATCCTTTTCGTTGAACCCTCTATAGTTCAGCCACTTACGGCGAAATGCTAGATACCTGGTCGGCTCCATGTTCTCTGGGTTAAGCGCGCCGTGACCTGCTGAAACCTGTATTCGATAGCCAGGTATCATTGCGAACTCTTCCATGAAGTCAGGGATGATCGGCTTTATCGCGTAAGTCTTTATAGGTTCGTTGATTGATCCGCTTTCCTGACCTAATAAGGCTTGCTGAGTTTCTGGAGGAAGAATGCTCGCGTGATACTCGTATGCCTTGGTTCCCTGCCTGCGTCTTTTTAAATGGACTCTTCCTTTGAGCAATCTCTCTAATTCGTCCCTTGCCCTTCTGTCCGATGTTGGCATTTGAGGCTTTCCTGAAACCTCTGAAGCTATAAACCAAAGCGTCCTTTGATCACCTTCACAAAGGGACGCTATTTCCTTTTGTGTGTTCATAACGTCCTTTTCTTGTATCTCATTGATATTTAATTCTTTATCCATTTTTAAATTACCTTTGATTGAAAATACAAAGGGACACTTAATGAAAAATAGTGTCCTTATGTATTGACCTTTGGTGTCCTTTGGATCAATGCTCTAGTTACTAAGTTAAGTGACAAGCAGGAGTAACCAAGGTGAATAACGAATTAGTCTCTCAAAAAAGCTTTGAAGATGGAAGCGATTGGCATCGAGCTGACATCGTTGCCGCTTTGAAAAAGCGCGGTTTGTCCGTTCGTCAACTATCAAGAGACGCAGGTTTAGGCGAGAACACACTTGCTAACGCACTGCGTATGCCATGGCCTAAAGGTGAGCGAATCATCGCGGAAGCAATTGGAATGACTCCGCAAGAAGTGTGGCCTAGCCGCTATCGCTCATTACGAGCAGCTAGCTAAGGAGTTATCCCATGTGGCTAATAGCTAGTGAATTAGCAGGCGAAGTTGGTTTTCCTACCACGGCAAGAAGAGCTAGGGATTTGCTGAATAAGCTTTCCGAAGGTAAGCCAGATTTACAAAGAAAACGTCAAGGAAGCAAGGCGATTGAATTCCACATCAGCCTGCTGCCACCGTCAACACAAGCCGCCCTCCTAAAGAAAACGGGCAAGGTCAAAGTTGGTGAGCAAGTCATCAACCTGCCAAAAGCAAAGGCAGAGAAAACCTATTGTCGCGAATCGCTGTGGGCATCGTGGGGTAAAACCAACGACAAAACCAAGCAGAAAGCACATCAGGCCTTGCGCTGCGTTCAAGCAGTGAAAGCGTTGGAACAAAACGGCATCAACCGCATGCACGCATACCAAACCGTGTGTGATGAATACGGAATCCCACTTTCAACGCTGCGCCGTCACGTTGCCAAAGTGAAAGACATTGACGAATGCGACTGGCTACCTGCGCTGCTCACCAAGCACTTTGAAACCGCGCAACTGCGCAAGGTGGAACACTTTGCCCACATCACTCCAGAGGCTTGGGAGTTCTTCAAAGGTGATTACCTTCGCCTAGAGCGCCCAACCATGAGCGTGTGCTACGAACGCCTAAAGAAAGTGGCAGTGCAAAACGGCTGGGCAATCCCAAGCCTGAAAAGCCTCAGCCGCCGCCTAGAAGCCGAAGTGCCTATCCAAGCGCGCGTCATGCTGCGCGAAGGTGAGCACGCCTTGCACCAAATGTTTCCGCCGCAAGAGCGCAGCGTGCTTGAGCTGCATGCCCTCGAATGGATTAACGGAGACGGCTACCAACACAACGTGTTTGTGCGTTGGTTCAATGGCGAAATCGTGCGCCCTAAAACATGGTTCTGGGCTGATGTTTACAGCCGCAAGATTCTGGGTTGGCGCTGTGATCTCAGCGAAAACACAGACAGCATCCGCCTTAGCTTTATGGATGTGATCGAGCGCTACGGCATACCCAAGCACATCACCATTGATAACACCCGCGCGGCGGCAAACAAGTGGATGACGGGCGGCGTGCCGAATCGTTACCGATTCAAAGTAAAGCCAGACGACCCTAAAGGCCTGATGACCATGTTAGTCGGTGAGCGAAACATCCACTGGACAAGCGTGATCCTCGGTAAAGGTCATGGTCAGGCGAAGCCCATCGAACGTGCGTTTGGTGTGGGTGGCCTTGAAGAGTACATCGACAAACAACCGATAAACGCAGGCGCTTATACAGGCCCGAACCCAATGGCGAAGCCAGATAACTACGGCGACAAAGCCATTGATGCGGACGTATTCCTAAAGTCCATCGCTCTCGGTGTGGAAATGTTCAACCAAAAGAGCAACCGCAATAACGAAGTGTGTCGCGGCTTTATGAGCTACGAAGAAGCGTTTAACGCCAGCTACCAAAGCTCGCCGATTAAAAAAGCCACCAAAGAGCAGTTGCAAATGCTGATGCTCTCGGCAGAGGCAAGCCGAGTATCGCGCCACGGCACCATCACGCTCGATGCGGGTGGCACGTTGGCAGGTCGCAAAAACCGCTACTTCAACGAGGCAATGATGAACTACATCGGCCAGAAGCTAATCGCGCGTTTTGACCCAAGAAAGCTTTATGAATCAGTAGAGATTTACACCTTAAACGGCGTTCACCTCTGCACTGCTGAATGTATTGAGAAATCTGGATTCGGCGATACCCAAGCCGCAAGAGAACAGAAGCGCAAGACCAAGCAGTTCACTAAGCATCACAAAGCAGCGGCTAAGGCTAAGCGAGAGCTGGAAGCCTTGGAAGTGGCCGCGATGATGCCAGAGCCGCAAGAAGAAGTAATCCCTGAAGCGAAAGTGGTCGAGGTATATCGCCCTGTCGCTATCGGAAACACCGCCGCCGCGATTCGCCCGCAAGAGCAAATCGAAACGGAAGAAGACTTAGAAGCGAACTACCAAGCCAGCGTTGCCAGCTTAATGGCTCAACGCCTGAAAAACCGACTTTAAACCACCGTTAAACGGAGATAAAACCCATGAAAAACGTCGTTGCCTTACAGAAGGCGGAAGTCAAGAACACCACAGTGGTGATGGATATTAGCGCCTTGATTGAAGCGAAAGCCGTCACGGGTGCGCAAATCGCCAAAGAGATCAGCGTATCTCCTGCCACGCTAAGCCAAATCATGAAAGGCACCTACGCGGCAGACCCAAGCAACGTGATCGACAAGCTGGAAAAGTGGCTGCGCATGCGTGAACAGCGCCAGTCTACCCCGAACGTCAACCCCGGCTTTGTCATGACAGAGACGGCCAAGCAAATCATGGCTGATCTGACTTACGCGCAAATCACCGAATCCTTCGCCGTTATCTTTGGTGCAAGTGGTGTCGGCAAAACCGAAACCGCGCGTGAATACCAACGCAGCAACAACAATGTGTGGATGATTACCGCAAGCCCAAGCCGCGCAAGCCTGACTGAGTGCCTGTATGAACTCGCGATGGAACTCGGCCTAGACCAAGCGCCACGCCGCAAGGGCCCACTGTCACGCGTTATTCGCCAACGCCTGCTTAACAGTGAGGGTCTAGTGATCATTGATGAGTCAGACCACCTTGATTACCCAACCCTAGAAGAGCTGCGCATCCTGCAAGAAGAGACAGGCATCGGCATGGCGCTGCTTGGCAACAACAAGGTGTACACGCAACTGACAGGCGGACGCCGCAATGAAGACTTTGCACGCCTGTTCTCACGCATCGCCAAGAAGCGCGGCATTCACAAAGCCAAGAAGTCAGACGTGAAAGCCATCGCGCAAGCATGGAACGTCATGGGTGAAGAAGAACAAGCGCTGATGCAGCAAGTCAGCGAGCGCCCAGGTGCGCTGCGTCTTCTCACCAAAACCCTAAAGCTCTCTGTGATGTACGCCAACGGCAAGGCGATGGATACCACCCTGCTGCGCAAAGCCTTCGCAGAACTAACAGCCAACGAGTGAGGTTCCTATGGCCAGCAAACGAGCGAAAAAATACGTCTATCGCGGCGCGGTTGGTTTAACAGCAATCGCCCGTGAACACGGCAACGGAATGCTACCGCAAACACTAAGACAACGCGTTTGTCGAATGGGGTTAAGCATAGAGGAAGCATTAGGTGTTGAGCTGCTAATAGGTGTGCGCAAGCCAGATTTACTGCACCCACTTTGGAAACTGGCGCTAGGCATAGCGGCATAAGGAAACGTGATGAGCAATATCAGACATGAGTACCAAGGGGCCAAAGGGCTGAACGAAATATCAGCCCTAACAGGTATCCCAAAGCCGACTTTATCGGCGCGTATTAATCAGCTCGGTATGACAGTTGAGCAAGCGGTTAACCACCAGAAAGGCGTTTTCTTTAAGGCAAAACAGCATGAATACCAAGGCTTGGTTGGCATAGCTGAGATTGCTCGTCATTACGGAATCCCTGTTGGCACGCTTTATCACAGAGTGAAATGCAAAGGACTTTCGATTGAAGAAGCTCTAGGTGATGCAGTTTTTCAACGGCCAGCGCCAAACAAGAAGGCACCAGTGGCAATCAAGCGGGTATGTAAAAAGCACGGCACAACCAAGCCTGATCTGCTTCACCCACTTTGGAAACTCGCATTAGGCATCGCAGCATAGGACAACACCATGAACAAACATGAAACCTTACTCAAAGCGGTTGGCCGCTTGAACTTCCACCACTGCTTTGTGCTGCGCACCAACAGCGTAACCAAAATGCCAGTGATTGAAATCGCTAACCCTTGCGGCGCTATCGCTCAGCGGCTTATGCGCGATGCCGTGGAAGTCACCGAACTGCGCCACGGCACGCTCAACAAAATGTATGTCACCAAGTTCTGCGGGTGTCTCGTTCGCTGGTGGTCAAGCGAGTGTCAGCAGTATGTCGGTAACACGGTGATTAATTCACAAGAGAACCAGCACGAGAAGCGCTCGTTCTGGAAATCATTGCAAACACTACGGAGTTGGAAATATGGCAAAGCTAACCAAAGCGGAAACACAAGGCATCCGATTAATTGCTGACGTCTTTGTTCTGGATGACTTGATTAAAAACGTCTTTGAAAAAGATGAGGCTTTTAAAGGGCACGTTAATGAGTTGAAAAAACATATCAACAAAGCTTGCCCAAAGCACGAATTAGCAAGGGCGGAACTACAAAAACAAATTCAAAACTCCCGCCGAGTTTGGCTGGCAGAGTTAAGCAGGAAAGAAGGTGAATATATATGGCAAAGCTCACTCTTACGTTTAAGCAGAAAGAGGATCCGCACGGAGAACCCTCCGTTCTTGTCCAGTGGCAAATCGAAAACTGCGAAGACGAAACCATGGGACTGCTTGCGGAAGCAGTGAAAGACAAACTGTACCAAGACTTAAAACACGTATTTGACAAATCTAACGGAGTTCAAAATGCAATCCACTAACCCACAAGCAGGCTTTCGCACTAACAACCTTGGTCACTTGGTGCCAGAGAGCCAAATCAAAGAGATCGACAAACTGCGTGATGAAGTCGTGCTCGATATCGTTGCCAAAGCGAAAGCCACACAGCAGGCCATGGCCGCATTCAAAAGCGAAGCAATGGCACAGGTCGCCGACTTTGTAGATCTTTCCGCCGAAGAGTTTGATGTGAAGTACGGCGGCGTGAAGGGCAATGTCACCCTCGTTTCGTTCGATGGTAAGTACAAAATCCAGCGCAGCATTGGTGAGCATCGAATCTTTGATGAACGCATTCAAGCGGCCAAAGCCAAGATTGACGAGTGCATTACGCGCTGGTCGGAAGGCTCTAGCGATCAAATCAAAGCCTTGGTTGAGCTTGCATTCCGCGTCAACAAACAAGGCCACATCGACGTTAACCAAGTGCTGAGCCTGCGCCAGCTCAACATCGATGACAAAGACTGGATCGAAGCGATGGACGCCATTGCAGACTCCATCAAAGTGGTGGGTAAAACCCCTTATCTGCGCATCTATGAGCGCGATTCAAACGGCGGTTACAAACAGATCGCACTCGATATCGCCAAGCTCTAAAGGTGCCGTATGGGGATTCTGCTCACAACCCAATACGGTGAAGTGGTACTGAGCCGCCATGCAGTGGATCGCTGGCGGCAAAGAACTGAGCGCAGTCTCCCTGAGTTAGTCGCGGCGGTCGCCACAGCGCGCCGCCCATCGAAAAGGGAATTGCGAAAAATACAACAGCGTGACGGCTTCCAACCCAAGCGAATACTGGAATGCGAACACGCTTACTTCATCATCGAGAACCAAGTGATCGTCACGGTTTATCACAAGAAGAAGGACATCAACCATGCATAACGAACTGCAACGCCCATTCACTTCAGTTCACTCACGTAGCGCGATTGAGCGCGAAATTGAAATGGCTGAAACCTTGATTGAACACCAAGGAACGTCAATGCCAGATAGCACCTTTGAAGATGGTTATATCTCTGCTCTGAAGTTTGTACTCAACTGCGAAGCATCCAATGTTCGCGAAGAGTTTGAAAATTTAATGGAGGAGTTGAAATCCCGTGGAGAAGCCGCTTGATGTTCACCCAGAAAGCAAGGCGGAAGAGCTGATCGAGTATCTGATGTACTTCGGGCGCTGGACAAGAGAACAGGCCATCGCCCACGCCGACAAACACTGTGGAGAGTGGCGCACCACGCCAGTACCACAAGCCAAACACTTTGAATCCATCGCCAGCGATGAAGAGGAAATAGAAGAATGAACAATACAGTCTTATTAAAAACTTTAACGTGGCTAGCCAAGGACAATACCGGATTAAGCAGTGAGTTCATGGTTTTTACAGCGCTTGGAATTAAGCCCAAAAGAGCAGGTTGTTATCCGTGTGACCCTGCTGATTTTAACCGTTGTTTAGTCCTGCTTGATCGCGTTCCTGAAGTAAAGAACTTCTTTGATGTTATCGCGCAAAGCAATCCTCAATGGGCTGCGATCATTAAGAACTGGGACTTAATAGAGCAAACATTTCTCGAAGAAGCTGGTTTTGATTGGAGCAAAAGTCAACGAGCGCCAAAGACTTATGCGTTGATGAAACAAGTGTTGAAGGATGCTTAATCATGAAAACTCCAACCGTTCACGAACTAAAAATCACCCCGTTTTATTTTGAGCTTCAGTTGTCTGGAATGAAACGATTTGAGATGCGATGCAATGATCGCAACTACAAAGTTGGCGACATTCTCAACCTAAACGAATGGGATGGTGAGAACTACACAGGCCGCAGCATGACGGTTGAAGTCACCTGCATGTTAACGCCAAAAGATTTTGACGAAATTGTGGAACCCTTCGTTCTGCTTGGCACAAGCGAAGAACTGGAGGCGGTGCTATGAAACTCTGTCGCTGCCCGATTTGCCACAGCAACATCACCCTTGATGCGCTGATTGCCGATGATGCAGGCCGCGAGCTGCTAAGCCTAGTCGCCCAACTTCCGGACTTTGTCGCGCGCCCGATGATGGGTTACATCAGCCTGTTTCGCCCTGCAAAGTCTGACCTTTCCAACAGCCGCGCCCTGAGGCTGATTGGTGAGGTGTTGGAGCTGTACAAGGCCGACCATTTGCTGGCAAGCGCGCTGATTGAATGCACCACCAAGCTGCGCGAAAAGCGCCAACAGCATGGTGATTCAAAGCCACTGGCAAACCACAACTACCTCAAGAGTGTTTATAAAACCTTGGCGGTACGCAACAACGTGGCGGTGAGTGAGCCAACCGCAAACAGCGAAAAGGCCGAGCCACCAAGAGAAGACGTCAGCGCGTGGTACGTAGAGCGCGCAAACCAAATGCTCGCCCAAGGCAAAGACCCACTCGGCGAGAAAAGCCCCATCGCAGCCAAGCTGCGTGAACTTGGATGGAAAGCGTAATGAAAATTCGAATCAAAGATTTACACAAAGAACACCCGGCAGTTCGTGCTGCGCGATTGATGGCAAAGGTTTATCCGGAGCATGAAACCATGCTGCCAGCGTGTGAAATTGTTTATGAAGAGTTTCCAAAACTTACGCCAGAGCAGGTTATGTGTCTTTGGTTGGGTGTGAATGCCGAAGCTCAGAAAGATGCATTAGAAGAGTAAGCGAAACAAGCAAGGTTCGCCTTGCTTGTCTGCCTAGCGTGGTTGCTAGGCACTGATGAGCAGCCAAGGGAGTTTTTATTATGTTCGGTGAATACACGCCACTAATGAAAGCAGGATTATTGCAACGCCGCATTGCAACGGGAAAGGCGCGCCTTTGTCCTGAGCTGGGGCTTGAAAAGTGGTGTCCGCACTGCGCTGAGTTCTGGCCGCAAGATACGCTGTTTTGGTCGTCCTCATCGCGTGAAGCGGATGGCCTGCAAACTTGGTGCAAAGCTTGTCAGCTCGAATACAAGAACAGCCGCAAGGCGGCTTAGGGGGATTATAGCTATGGCGGTTGACTACGATGAAAAATACATCGAGGTGCTAGAAAAGCAGGTCGAAATTCTGGCTCATCACTTACAGCTTGTTTGCTTGGATGTAGAAGCTTTGCCTTCGCATCAAGAAATTTATGGCAAGGGTGCGCACGAAATGATCGAACGTCTGGAGATCTTGTGGGATACCAAAAAATGTGCCGAGAAAGCTGTTGGTGAGCATTTTGAAATAATGAATGGATTCAAAGGTGAATAATGTCCAAGCTCCTTAAACTCGTACAAATCGGTAAGCGAGAATTGCAACTCAGCGATGAAGCTTATCGAGATTTGCTTGAGGAAGTCACAGGCCAGCGCAGTTCGCGCGGCCTGAACGATTTCAAGCTCAGCAAAATGGTGGATAGAATGAAGTCGCTCGGCTTTGTTCCGCAAACCAAAAACACTCAACCACAGGCTAAGGCCACCAAGCCAAGAGCGTTAGAAGTCACCAAGCTACGCGCGATTTGGATTACCATGCACAAGCAAGGCTTCGTGAAGAACGGCAGTGATGCCGCGTTGGATGCTTACGTAAAGCGCATGACCAGTATCACCAATGGTGGTAAAGGCATTGAGCGTGCAGCGTGGCTGAAATCAGAAGAGGCTTATGTTGTGCTTGAGTCTCTAAAGCGTTGGCACTACCGTTTGATGTCTGAGGCCATTGTTGCGGCGGGTGGTCGCATTCCATCCAATGACAACTGCACAGGCCCAGCAGGTTATGATAAGTTGGCAGGGTTTTATAGGGAGATGTTTAATAATGAAAAGTAAATTGGCTTTAGTGATCGCTTGTGTGCTTCCGTTCTCGGCGATGGCAAATCAACAATACGGTGACTGGGTTTTTGATGATGGCTTGAAATCTTACGTTTCAAAAGAAATTGTGTATGGAATGGCAAGTGGCCTGATTAAACCTTATGAGAATAAAGCAATGCAGTTCGGCGTTTATATCAACTACGAAACTTGCCATGTTAAGGAGGGTGTTCCTGAGCCATTTGGGGCGATAATGGTGGTTGGTGATTATCATGAGTTTAAAGTTCAATGCTTAGGAAAGAATAAGGCTGTTATTTTTCCTGCTGATCCTATGGTTAGCGAAAAAATACTAGACACTATGATAACAAGCGGAAATGTATGCCTAAGCGACAGTTCAGCTAAATTGTGTTTTTCAGGTAATGGCGTTAAAGACGTCGTAGCTAAAGTAAAAAGCTAAAACATGCCCCGCGCTGATCGCCTCAGTTACACTACAAACACCTCGCATTGCGGGGTGTTTTTGTATGTGGAGGAGACTATGAACAAAGCAGCCAATCAAGAAGAGAACTTTGATATGTTCGGGTTCGAGGGCGTATCACTGGCCGATGTCGAAAAACTGCTTGGTGATGAAGAAAGCAAAGCTCGTTGGCCTGAAATGATGTTAACCATTTTTGAATCACTGAAAGATGAGTGCAGTAAGCTTGGGTTAGATGAGAAAGTTGCACTGGTGCTGCTTGCGCGCTTGTGCAAAGACACAGGCGGTTTGCAATATTATTTCCCTAAAGGGGAGATGCTTGAGCATCAGTTACGATGCATGTATATTTGGCGTGAATTTAACGGCCATAACGTGCCTGAGCTGTCAAGAAAGTATGGAATCTCTACTCAAAAAATTTACTTGGCTATTAGCAAAATGCGTAAATTAGAAGTTAGAAAGCGCCAGAGACAACTTTTCTAACTTTGAGCAACTGTCGTTAATTCATAAACTCACCCCACAAAAAGCACAATCAATTCAACAAATGTCTGAACGGGTTGTGCTTTTATGTTTACCGAATTCCCCTTTTCTACCGCTGGCTACTCGCCTGAATTTTGCCATGCTGTGCTGTTTGTGCTGACTGCTGAAGGCGGTTTGCGTGATGATGGCGGCTACGTTAACGACCCAACAGACAAGGGCGGAGAAACGAAATACGGCATCAGCAAGCGCGCATTCCCTAATGTCGATATCAAATCCCTCACCATGGATGACGCGGTAAAGATTTACCACGACAACTACTGGAAGCCTGCGTTCTGTGATGAATGGGCAGGCCCTGTCGCGCTGCTAACGTTTGATAGTGCAGCACAACACGGCGTGAAGCCTGCCATTAAAATGCTGCAAGAGTGCGCCGGAGTGGCTGACGATGGCCTAGTGGGCAAAAACACTCGCGCCGCCGTTCACGCTTGTGATGTGGAATACCTCGCCGCCCGTTACGTTCTGCGCCGCTCTCTATATTACGCACGCATCATCAAGAACAATCCAAGCCAAGTGCGCTTTATTGAAGGCTGGCATAACCGCTTAGTGCATTTGCTGAATGCAGCATGGGAATGCCAGTAATGAAGCGCCAAAAGAACTCAGAGTTCGCTTATGCCAAGGGGCGCGAAATGCGCCTTGCGGCTGAAAAAGAAAGCTATGAAACAACTCGGCTTTCTTCAATGGTTCCTTTCCAAGCGCCATTTTTCTCACACGATGCCACGCTACAAAGCTTTTTCAATAAAGGCTGGAGCAGCGTCACCGCGTGTGAAGTTCGATTGCACCTAGGCATTGATAAGCCTGAATCCGGTGCTGACCTACTTTCTAAAATTCGGAGATTCAGAGAATGCCTATCGCAATCCCAGCGCTAGCGGCGCTCGCCCTTGAAGTGGGGCCTTCGGTCATCCGTGGTATTTCAAGCCTGTTCGGCGGCAATGATACCGCCAGCAAAGTGGCCGATGCAGTAGAAGCCGTTGATGGCGCATTGGGCATGAACAAAGGGCAAAAGCAAATCGCCTTAACCCGTGAGCTGCAAAGCTTTCCGCCAGAAGCCTTGGTGGATCTGGAGCGCATCAAGGTGGAGATGGAGCGAGAAATCACACGCCGCCAAGAGCTTGCGCTGCAAGACAAGCAAGCCGAACACCACGAAACGCAAGAAACAATCCGCGCAGGCGACAAAGCCGAAGACCCATACATTCGCAAAACTCGCCCGCAAATGGCTCGCTGGTCTTTATTGGCAGTGATTGTTTATGGATTCCTAGCTGAATTCGCTCACATCTATGGCTATGGGAATGGAGCCAGTGAGTCACTGCTTTATTTCTTTTCAGCGCCTGCTTGGGGTTATCTCGGACTACGCACGCTGGATGGTTTTGCACCACACCCCAAAGGCAGCGGCCATAAAGCCACCTCCGCCGTGGTGGATGCCATTAAGGGGCGTCAATGAGCGATCTGTTTGATAAAGCCCAAGAGCGTGATCAGGAATTCCTTGCCTTAGCCTTAAACAACCATCACGCAGCACGGCGCAATATGATTCAAGAGCAGCCAGATGAAGATGAAGAAGGCAATCGCTACTGCCTCAGCTGTGGTAGCGAAATACCCAAAAGAAGAATAGAAGCTCAGCCGGAGGCTGTGCGGTGCGTCAGTTGTCAGTCTAGAAAGGAGCCACATTGATGGATTTATTTGTGAAGTATTTCTCTATCGCGTGGACGGTCTTTTCATCCCTCGTCATGGTTGGCTTGGTTCTGCTTTCCAAAACCTATGCCAAGCGTGAAGACCTAGCGAAAGTGGAAAAGAAAGTGGATGACTTAAAAGCGCATGTAGACAACCTCCCGACTCAGCAGCAAGTCACAGAGTTGCTGGTTGAGCTAGCCAATACACGGGGCGAGATGAGAGAGCTAAAAGCAAAGATTCAGCCTGTCGAACATCTTGCTCACCTCCTTTTAGAACAACGTTTTAAAAGATGATAAGTAGAGGTTTACATGTCATTTAAAGAGCTTTTAACCGAAGACCAGCGACTGGTTATTTTGCGCTCTCTGCATGAGATGCATGGCTATGAAGCAAACGAGTCAATCATTGATTCGTGCCTTGATGCTTACGGCCACAAAATCAGCCGCGATGTAGTTTCGCACCCATTTGTTTTGGTTGCAAGAGCAAGGCCTAGTGTCACTGCGTGATGTGGGCGATTGCCAAATTGCGCGCCTAACTGGCCGTGGTGAAGACGTGGCAACGGGTCAAGCCGTTGTGCCAGGTGTTAAACGCCCACGGGCATAGGAGCAAGGCGTATGCAAGTTGCCAGTAACCGCAAAAGCAAAGTTGAACTGCTGCCGGAAGAGATCCGCAATACGCTGAATGTCTTTATCCGCAGCGGCAACATGACGCAGAAAGACATTCTGGAAGCGGTCAATCAAATGATTGATGACGCAGGCTTGGGATGATGCCAAGCTAAGCCGCACAGGGTTTAACCGCTACGCCAAGCGCATGGAAGAGATGGGCCAACGCTTGCGCCAGTCTCGTGAAGTCGCGGAAGTGTGGGTTTCTAAGCTTGGTGAAGCACCAACCAGTGATGTGGGTAAGCTGCTGCAAGAGTTCGTGCGCACTATGGCGTTTGAAACTTCCATGAAAATGATGGAAGCCGCCGAAGGTGAAGAAGGCGAAGTGATCTCACCCAAGGCACTCGGCCAGTTAGCCTTGGTGGTGCAGCGTATTGAAACGGCCGCCATGACCAGCATGAAGCGCGAGAAAGAGATTCGCGCCGCGTTCGCTGCTGAAGCCGCAGAGGCCGCTGAGAAGATTGTTAAGCAAGCTGGCATTTCGGCGGATACCGCCACTGATATCAAAAACCAAATCTTGGGGATCGCGTAAATGAACTATGAATTCCGCGAACAAGATGTGCTGCTGCCTTACCAGAAGCGATGGATTGCTGATGAATCTCCGCTAAAGATTGCGGAGAAAAGCCGCCGGACGGGTATTACTTGGGCGGAAGCGGCCGATGCTGCGCTCACGGCTTCTAAGTCAAAGGCCGCAGGTGGCACTCACCATTTCTATGTGGGCTCCAACAAAGAGATGGCGCGCGAATTCATTGATGCGGTAGCGATGTGGGCCAAGGCGTTTAACTATGCGGCGCAAGATGTTCAGGAAGAAGTCTTTCTCGATGACGATGGCAACAAAGAAATCTTAACCTTGTGGTCTATTTCGCTTCTGGCTTTAAGGTGCAAGCGTTATCCAGCAACCCTTCTAACCTGCGTGGTATGCAAGGCTGCGTAACCATTGACGAAGCCGCATTTCATGAACGGCTTGCAGAAGTGCTCAAGCCGCGTTGGCTTTAACCATGTGGGGCGCAAAGGTGCGCCTTATCTCTACCCATAACGGGGTGGACAATCTATTTAACCAGCTCATTCAAGACAGCCGCAGGCAAGAAGCGTTACTCGATCCATACCATCACCTTGGATGATGCCTGCCGAGATGGTCTGTATAAGCGTATCTGTCAGGTCAAAGGCAAAACATGGACGCAAGAAGCCGAAGACCAATGGAAGCGTGATCTGCTGCGTGACACCGCCACCGAAGAAGATGCGCTGGAAGAATACTACTGCGTGCCGAAGAACGGCGGCGGCGCATACATTAGCCGTGGTCTCGTGAGCGTGCGGCGCGGCTGGCAGAGGCTCCGGTGATTCGCTTTACCGGAAGCACAGCATTCAACAATGCAGGCGAAGCTGAGCGCATGCGCACCATGCAAGAGTGGCTAGTGGAGAACGTTGGCCCACAACTGCAAACCTTGCCGAAAGGGTTGCGCCATGCCTTTGGTGAAGACTTTGCCCGTAATGGTGACTTAACGGTGATGGCTCCCATCACAGTGCATGATGACACCAAACGCACCGTGCCTTTTTTGCTTGAGCTTTCCAACGTGCCATTCAAGCAGCAAGAGCAAGCGCTGTACTACATTTGTGATCGGCTTTCGCGTGATGGCATCAAGCTCGATGCGCGCGGCAACGGCCAGTACCTCGCAGAGCAAGCGCGTTACAAGTACGGCGCAGAGGTGGAAGAGGTCATGCTCTCTGTCGCCTACTACCGTGAGAACATGCCGCGCTTTAAAGCGGCCTTTGAAGATGATGAGCTTAGCCTGCCTAAGCATGAAGATGTGATCACCGACCTTGGGCAAATCCAAATTTATCGTGGTGTGCCTGGCATCGATGACAGCCGAACCAAAGGCAGCGATGGCAACAAGCGCCACGGTGATAGCGCGGTGGCTATCTTCCTTGCTTATCTCGCTTCTAAAGCCGACATCACCCGTTACGAACTGCACACCATCAAAGCGAATGCCGATGAAACACAGCGCCGCTTCTTTGGTACAGCAGAAGAAAACAACCGATTTGACGACATGCCGCACGCCAGTGATCTGCGCGGCAAAGGAATTCGACTATGAGTATTCAATTTCTCGACGCTCGCGGCCAGCCACTCAAAGCCGACAAAACCGTACTCGCCGAAGACATTGCCCGTGCTTACACCACGGGCGTGCGCAACCCACGCCCTGCCAGTGTGGCCTCAACCATTACGCCGCAGCGCCTTGCAGGCTTGCTGCGTAGCGTAATTGATGGCACAGACCCAGAAGCGTACATGACGCTCGCGGAAGAAATGGAAGAGCGTGATCTGCACTACGCGGCGCAGTTGCGCACCCGTAAGCTCGCCGTGGCAGCGATTGAGCCAAGCGTGGAAGCCTACAGCGATGAAGCCAATGATGTGCTGATGGCAGATCGCGTGCGCGAAATTATGACCGACGACATGATCCCTGAGCTGCTGTTTGATTTGCTCGATGGCTTAGGCAAAGGCCTTGCGGTAGTGCAAGTGCTGTGGGATACCAAGAAAACCCCGTGGAAGCCGAGCGATTATAAGTGGGTTGACCCTCGTTACCAAGACCAAGAAACCCTAGAACAGATCTTGCTGATTAGTGATGATGCCCCAACGGGCGCTCCGCTAGAGCCTTATAAGTTCATCGTGCATACGCCGCGATCTAAGTCTGGCAGCGTGTGGCGCAATGGCCTAGCGCGCTTAGTGGCCGTGATGTACATGCTGAAGTCGTTCACCGTGCGCGATTGGTGGGCGTTTGCCGAAGTGTTCGGCATTCCGGTGCGTGTCGGTAAGTATGGCGCGAACGCGAGTGAGGGTGATATCAGCACGCTGATTAATGCCATTGGCCGCATCGCAGTGATGCGGGTGCGGTGATCCCAGAGTCAATGAAGATTGACTTGATCGAAACTGCCAAGGGAAATGGGCGATACCCTTTTTGAAAACATGGTGCGTTGGTGTGATGAGCAGATTTCAAAAGCCGTACTCGGCCAAACCATGACCGCCGACAATGGCAGCTCTCAATCGCAAGCAAACGTTCACAACGAAGTGCGGATTGATATTGCCAAGTGGGATGCGCGCCAGCTTGAGGCTTGCATCAATGAATTCTTGGTTAAGCCTTACATCATCCTCAACTGGGGGTGTGCAAGAGCATTACCCGAAAGTGCGCATCAAAGTACCAGAGCCGGAAGATCTCAAAGTTCTGGTCGATAGCTTAACGCCTTTGATTGACCGTGGCCTGCGCGTGAGCGCTTCATCCGTGCGTGATAAGTTCGGCCTGACGGAGCCAGAGAGCGAAGAAGAAGTGCTGGTGCCTATGACACAAGCCTCCATGCAACCTCTAGAGGTTGGCCTAAACCATTCGCAAGGTATTGCAATCAACCGCATCAGCCAAAGTGTAGACGCGGAGATTGATGCGATGACCGATGAAGCCGTTAGCGAATGGGTGGAAACTGGCGAAGAGTTTATGAACCCGATCTTAAAGCTCGCCAAGGACTCGGCCAGTTATGATGCGTTCTTGGCTGGCCTTCCTGCCTTGCAAGCTGAACTCAGCGAAGGTGAGTTTGTTGAGCAGATGGCGAAGCTGATGTTTCAGGCTCGCGGTTTAGGAGATGCGCGCGATGCCTAAAAACATTGTGCCCAAAGAGTCGCTGGAATGGTTCAAGCGCAAAGGCATTAAGCCAAGCTTTGACTACCGTGACGTGTGGAAAGAGGAACACGCCAACGCTTTCACCGTAGCCAAAATGCTCAATGCCGATTTGCTGGTTGAGATGAAGCAGTTGGTTGAGCAGGCCATTGCAGAAGGTCAAACCTTTGAGCAGTTCCGTGATCTGCTCAAGCCGCTGCTGGTGAAGTCTGGGTGGTGGGGAGTGCAAGTGATGGATGACCCGCTCACCCAAGAATCAAAGCCTGTTCAATTGGGCAGTGAAGGCCGTTTAAAAACCATTTACCGCACCAACATGCGCACCGCTCGCGCCGCAGGCCAGTGGGAGCGCATCGAAAAAACCAAGCGCGCCATGCCCTATTTGCTCTATCAGCTGGGGCCATCACGTGAGCATCGGCTTGATCATGTGCGTTTGAATGGTGTGCTGCTGCCAGTGGGTGATCCGTTTTGGGCGCAGTTTATGCCGCCGAACGGCTGGGGCTGTAAGTGCTGGGTTCGGCAAGTATCAAAGCGGGAAGCTGAAAAGCTGATCGCTGAAGGCAAAGTGAAAACCTCCGCGCCTGATACGCCAAACAAGCAATGGGTAAACAAACGCACCGGAGAGGTGGAAGTGTTGCCCGAAGGCATTGAGCCGGGTTGGAACTACAACCCAGGTAAAAAACGAGAGCAAGCGCTGAGTGATGATTTGCAAGCCAAAGAGACGCGCTTGAATGAAACCTTAAACAGTAAGAGGAACGGTCATGGCTACCACAGCAGCAAAAATAGTCTGGTATGAATACCGCCAAATCAACGTAGGGTTGAAAGGCGTGTTTGTGAATCGCGGAGCAGGCAACGCGCAAATGCTGGTTGCAGAAACGCAGCCAGCAGTAACCACAGAAGGCGACCCAATGCTGGCACAAAAGCGTTATGTGTATGAGCTAACAGGCAGTGAGCTAGTTTGGGCTAAAGCCAACAGCGGTGAAACCACGGTAGGAGTAACGCCAGCATGATCTATGAAGCCCCCTTAATTCCAGCTTCAGACGCGCCTCGCCGCAAAAGCGAAGTGTTGTTTGACTTTTCCGCATCACCTTTGGTGTTTACGCAGGGGTGACATATAACTTGATTGACCGCTTAAAGGCCAGAGCGCCTGTGTTCGGAAGCTTGCTACCGTTCTTTGATACTGCCAATAACTTATTGCGAGCTTTTAACGATAATCGCAGTTTATATTTTAAGGCGAATTTTACAGGGACCTTCCCAGGCTCTGCTGCCATTCGATCTCTTGAACTTGATTTTGCAGGCACTCAAGGAAACCGCCTTGTGCAGAATCGAAGTCTAGAGGTGGCGGAGGATGTAATGAACTTCTCGACTTTTTTTCAGCGTTGATAAGAATGGAAACATTGCGACCAATGGCACGGCCATACAAATCCGCGCTAATGGATTAGATTTTACCCTGTACCAAGTTATTGTTAATTGCCGAACAAGAAACCTACTCAACGGAAATGCTAGGAGGGTGTGTGTGATTTATGAAGAAGATAGACGAGACACCATATTCTCTTTTGTGGCAACGATTGCTAATCAGTTTTTGCTTGAGAAATCAACCATCAAACTGATCGCCTTTGGTGATTCCATTACTGATATCGGCGATAGTAGTAGAACAGTGAGCGGTAGTTATATCGTTTCAACTCGTGGCTACTGGTAATGCATTTGTGCAAAGTCAGCAGCAGTTTTATTTGCTTGATGGTGCAGGCGTTTCAGGCAATACCACTATTGACCTTTTAAATCGCATGTCTGATGTAACATCAACGGATGCGGATGTGGTGCTATTGCTTATTGGAACTAACGATTTAAACCAGGCAAGAACGCCAGAGCAAACCAGAGATAGCATGGAGCAAGTGCTTGACCAAATCATTGCATCAGGCAAGAAGGTATTGATAACGAAAGTTCCACTGCGGAAGATTTCTGATAACTTAAATCAGAAAGAACAGTTGAATGCATACTATGAACAGTTGGCTTTGGAGAGAGCTGGCGATGTTGCCATCACAGATAATCTCACTGCATTTAATCAGTACGTGCAAGCGGGTGAAGATTTGGTTGTAACAACTGACGGGCTTCATCCCAACAGTTTTTGGTGCGTGGTTGATTGCGCAAGAAACCAGAAAAAGTTTGGATGCCAAGTTCAATTCCATTGCTGCTGACTTAGTTAACTTAGCGCCTAACCCATTATTCTCTGGTGCTTCAGGATTGGTATTGAATGGCGCAACTGGTTTGGCTCCTACTGATTGGCGAATCTATTATGCCGACCCTACGAATGGACTTGGCGGTAGTGCTTTGGGTTCGGTGATAAACCAGGATGGTTCAGTGGCTTTAACTACGGGTACTGAGGCTGCATTTAAACAAGCATTGTTTAGAACGGGAAGTATTCCACTACCTGTCCAGAACAAAAAATATATGTTTGGCTTAACGGTAAGTTGCTCAGATTTAGATGCGGCATCAGAGTTGCGAGTTTTATGACCGCTTCTTCAGGTGCTTCAGTGGAATTTAAACTTAATGTTCCAGCTGGCTTAACAACCTTTGATAACGTTAGATTGTTTAACGCCTCCACTTGATGTGAAAGAAGCGACAACCTGTGTGCTTTATTTCTCAATGACGTCATCAGGCGCTGGTAATATTCAAGCAGAAATTAAAAACCCAATTCTTGTTCAAGTTGACTAGTATTCTATAACGCTCTCTAACGCGCCAGAAAGCAAAAAGGCATGCAAAGGTATCAATAAAAAAGTTTAAATCAATCTGGCGCGATTTAAACATGGTTTAAACTAGGTTCGGCGTTGTATTTTTGGTTGGCTTTTGCGTTTCGCTTGCCAACCTGTTTTTTTTGCGGTAATCTTAACCACGCTTTTCTCCCATACCAAAACGTATCCCAACCCTATCAATTTGAGCAACTGCCGTTATTTCGGCTCGGTTGTCGCATTGGCGCATTCTTACTCCACCAAAACAAGTTCATATCAACCGACCACCAAGGAGGTTGTTATGTAGTGCTTATGAACCGGAGTAATCAATGGCTAATTGTCTTACTGCCCTTTGTTTCAACATGGCAAATGTGGATGCTGCCACCGCAGGTGTTTGGCTTCCGCTTATTCCGGCCGGAACATTTCAAGGGATTGATGGACGCACTTGGAACAACTCCAACCCTAACGCCATTATCCAGCGCTTCACTAAAAAGCGCCCATTCGATGTAGAACATTCAACCCATATCAAAGCGCCAAACGGTGAGCCTGCACCCGCTTACGGCTGGATCACGTCACTGGAAAATCGCAACGGCGAGATTTGGGGGTTTGTGGAATGGAATGCCGAAGGCCGAGAAATGATTGAGGAGAAGAAGTACGCCTTCTATTCCCCAGCGTTCGGTCACGATAAGGAAAACGGTTTTATCTACACCATCGAAAGTGCAGGTTTGACCAACAATCCCAACCTAAATGTACCCGCCCTCAACCGACAAGAGGAAAACGAAATGAAGCTATCACAGCTTATTGCCGCTGCGCTTGGCTTGGCCGAAACCGCAACCGAGCAAGACGCGGTAATCGCAATCAACTCTCTGAAGTCAGAGAAAGACATTGCGCTTAACCGTGCATCAAACATTGATCTCAATGTGGCCGTGCCTAAAGAAACCTATCAGCTAGCACTTAACCGCGCTGAAAACTGCTGAAGCGGCATTAAAGGCCATTCAGGAATCTGAAATTGATGCGCTGGTAGAAGATGCGATCAAGGCTGGCAAAGTTGCCCCTGCGAACAAAGAAATGTTCCTCGGCATGTGTCGTGCGGAAGGTGGCATTGAGCAGTTCAAGAAGTTTGTTGAAACCGCGCCAGCGATTGCAACCAACTCAAAAGTGACCACCACGCAAACTTCTGTACAAGCCGACGAGCTTGACCCAGAAGAGATCGCGCTGTGTCGCAAAATGGGAGTGACTCAAGAAGAGTACCTCAAGTCTAAGCAATCTCTGGCTAAGGGAGCGTAATCATGGCTTTAAGTGAAGCTCAAGTAATCGAAGCGCTATTTGCTTCAATGAATGCAGCGTTCGTGCGTGGCGTGGATGCAGCAAAACCGCAATGGAATATGGTAGCAACCGAAGTGCCATCGTCTGGTGCATCTAACCTCTACGGTTGGCTGAAAGATTTGCCAGAGATTAAAGAGTGGGTTGGCAACCGTCAGTTAGCTGATATTGGCAAGCATGGCTATCAAGTCCTCAACAAAACGTTTGAAAGCTCTGTCTCCGTCAAGCGTGAAGATGTGGAAGATGACCAGATCGGCCAATACTCCATCATCGCTCAGCGCTTTGGTGATCAGTCTGCCATGTTCCCAGACAAGCTGGCTTATTCGCTGCTGGTCGCTGGCTTTACAACCCTGTGCTATGACGGTCAAAACTTCTTTGACACTGACCACCCATTGGACACCACGCCAGCAACTACCTTCTCGAACGTGGTCGGTGATCCTTCAACGGATACGGGGTCGCCTTGGTTCCTACTCGATACATCACAAGTCCTAAAGCCTGTGATCTATCAGAACCGCCGCCCATTCGTGTTTAAGAACATGAACCCGAATGAAGAATACACCTGGTTCAACAACAAGCTGGTTGCGGGTGTAGATGGCCGTTGCAACGTGGGGTTCTCTTTCCCTCAATTAGCGATTGGTTCTAAAGCGGCACTGACCGAAGCGAACTATGAAGCAGCAATTCAGTTGATGGGTGCGATGAAACGCGCTGACGGTACGCCTCTGGGTGTTCGTCCTACCACACTGGTGGTTGGCTATCAGAACCGTGCGGCAGCGAAGAAGCTGATTGACCGCATGCTGATTGAAGGCGGCGACTCTAACCCGTACTACAAAGATGTAGAAATCGTAGTGAGTCCTTTCATCGCATAACGGCGATAACGAGCTGGCGGTGTTCATTCACCGCCACGTTTAAACCCTGTTTAAAAGGAGTTCACTGTGAGTGAAACAGCCAAAACCCGCAGCCGAAAAAGTGCAACAAAGCCCGCTGTCGAAGGAAGTGATCAGCAAACAGTGGCAGAGAATACCCCCGTTCCTGCGGCGCAAGCCGAACCGGAGCAAGTAGCAAACCCAGAGCCTCCTCAAGCGATGCCAGAGCCACAAGCCTCGGCGGATGAGCAGAAGTCGGAGCAAAATGCGCAGATGACAGGCTCTCAAACGGAAGTGAAGCAAGATGAAGAAGCTAAAGATGAAAGCCCAATGGGCGCTGCTGTGCAGCTATCTGTTCATGCTGGTCGCGATCTCGATATTCGTGGAGCCTTTAAAGTACGCGCTAAATCAGATCAAGGTTTTTGGCGCGCAGGTATTCAGTTTTTGCGCACCAAAGAAACCGTTCTGCTTGTGGTTGACCAAGTGCCAGAAGACCAGCCTAAAACAGTGGCACAGGAAGATGGCGAACCAGAGCTTGTTCTATTCGTTTCTCCGCAAGCGGCAAAGCGAATCCACGGCGAGCCTAACCTAGTCGTCGAAGTGGTCGAAGTCTCAGACGTTATCGACGTAAGCGATACGGAGTAACCCAAATGGCAATCTACGCAACCAAGCAAGACTTGATTGACCGTGACGAGCAGATGCTTTGGAACTTTGCGATCAACCGCGAAACCGGAGAGCTGAACGACACCTACATCAACCAAGCGCTGGAACAGGCCGACGATGAGATCAACTCATTCTTAGGTCGCCGCTATCAGCTGCCGCTGCCAACGGTTCCAGGCATGTTGAATAAGATTGCCATCATCATCGCGTTTTATTGGTTGGCAGACCGTGATCAGCAGGCCACGAACTTGCTGGAAGAACGCTACAAAATGCAGCTCGAAACCCTGCGTGAAATCGCCAGTGGTAAACGTGAGTTAGGCCTGCCAACCATTGAAGCGCCAGCCGAAAGCAGCGTTGGCAAAGTGGAACTCATCCAAACTAATGAGCGCCTGTTTACCCGCAACAGCCTGAAAGGAGTGTTGTGATGGGTATCAGCGTTCAAGTCACTGGTGCTGAAGAGCTAGCGCGCTTTCAAAAGATGCTGGACGCGCTGAGCAATCCAAAGCTCAAAGAAGAGCTGTTGGATTCACTCGGTGCAGTGGTGGAAAGCCAAACACGGAGACGTATCGCCGATGAGAAAAGTGCGCCTGATGGCACCAAGTGGGATTCTTGGAGCGATAGCTACGCTAAAACTCGCAACGGAAATCAGTCCCTACTTCAAGGTGATGGAGACTTGTTGGACTCCATTCAGTACGTGGTCGAAAAAAATCAGGTTCGAGTTGGATCGCCATTGGTTTACGCAGGCGTACATCAAGACGGTTTTTCAGGTGCGGTACAAGTGGATGCGCACACGCGCCTTATCACTCAGGCCTTTGGTAAAGCGCTCAAGTTTCCGGTGTATCAGTCGGTGGGTGCGTTCACCCGCATGATGGATATTCCGCAACGTCAGTTCCTCGGCCTAAGCCGAGATAACCAAACCGAAGTCTACGATGTGATCGGTGACTTCTGGCAAGAGGTACTGCAATGAGCACCGCACGCCCAGATTTTCAGTTAGATGGTTCGACGGTTTACGCCACACAAGAAACCGTCAACTACTTAAAGCCGATCCTTGAAAGCTTGTCGGAGCGTCATGTTGACAAGGTGCAAACCATTGAGCGCCACATTGGCCGCTTCAATACACCTGCCGATGTAAAGCGCTGGATGGCGACACGTGATGGTGGCATTCGCATTGCGGCGCTGAATGTGCCGAGCTTTGAGCTTATCGGTGGCCGTTTGGTGGGCTCGGTCAATATGGTGGCTTATGTGTTCACCACCGATGCATGGGGCTATGCCAAAGATACACGTGCCGAAGTGATCGTAAGCAAGTTAGTGCGTGCCATGGTCGCCAAGAACGCGCCGCCCACGGCTTACTCACGGGCGCAAAACTTCCGCGCCAACAATCTTTACACCTCAGCGTTGGATGAACTTGGCCTAGCGCTTTGGACAGTGGAATGGTCGCAGCAGTGGTATCTCGATGTGCCGATTGACCCCACCACATTAGACGATTTCATTACTTTCGGTTTGCGTGGTGAGGTCGCCGAAGGCGCACCAGAAATCGAAGGTGAAGTGCAGTTACCGCAATAGAGGATTGCAAGCAATGGAACAAAACCAAATCAAAGTGAAGCCAGCCAAAGCCTCTGTGCCTGTGCGCAAAGAGAACGGAGAGTTTCTAAAGCAAGAGGGTGAAACCGTCACGCGCTCAGCGTTTTGGGTTCGCCGATTAAAAGACGGCGATGTGGTGCTGGTTGAACAGTCAGCCAAGAAAACCCGCGCTAAAGCGCAAGAGACAGGAGAATAACCATGCCTTTGGGTAACATTCCAAACGATATCAAAACGCCGCTGGTCTATATCGAGATCGACAACTCGCAAGCTTTGAGTGGTACGCCAGCCCAAGCGCAAAAAATTCTGGTGCTCGGTATGCAGATTGCCTCTGGCACTGCCACAGCGTTAACGCTTAACCGCATCACGGCCAGTGAAAGCCAAATGGATTCACTCTACGGTGCGGGTTCTATGCTTGCTTGCTCGCTCGCTTAAAGTGCTGCGCCAAAACAACCCGTTCACCGATGTGTATGCCATGGGCGTGAGCCTCGCTGGCGGAACGCAAGCCAAAGGTGCAATTGTGCCCACTGTGACCACGGCCAAGGCAGGCGTGATCTATCTGCTGATTGCGGGTGAAAGCGTGCAAGTTACAGTAAAAGATGGCGACACGCGTGATGCGATTGTGGATGCCATGGTAGCGAAGATTAACGCCAACACTAACTTGCCTGTTACGGCAGCGAAGATTGGTGATCCGGCTGCGGAGTCGTGCGAGCTGACTTGTAAGTGGGCAGGCATCACAGGCAACGATATTGACGTGCGTGTGAACTATTACGATGGCGAAGTGCTGCCAAGCGGCGTAACTCTTACCATCAACCCAATGCAAGCGGGTGCAGGTACGCCAGACATGACGGACGTTATCGCTGCGATCCCTGACGAATGGTACAACCACATCAGCATGCCGTTTAACGACACGGCCAGCCTTAACGCATTGCGTGATGAGCTGACCACACGTTGGGGCCCACTCAAGATGATGGAAGCCATCGCTTATACCGCTTACCGTGGCACGTTTGCGGAAACAGGGGCATTTGGTCAAGCGCGTAACGACTTCTTATTTACCTGCATGGGTACAAACAAGGCACCGCATTCCCCATCGGAATGGGCGGCGGCTTACTGCGGCCAAGCGTCTTACTCTCTGGCGATTGACCCAGCACGCCCACTGCAAACGTTAGTGATGAAAGGCATTTTGCCTCCTGCAAAATCAGACCGCTGGCCTCAGCTTCCTGATCGCAACCTGCTGCTTGGTGATGGCATTGCGACCTATATGGTCACAGCGGGTGAAGAAGTCGCGATTGAGCGTGAAGTCTCGCTCTATAAAAAGAACAGCTTCGGCGATCCTGACCCAAGTTATATGGATATCACCACCCCTGCGACTTTGGGTTATCTGCGCTACTCGCTCAAGGTGATGGTCACGAACCGTTTCCCGCGCCATAAGCTGGCGAATGATGATGTTCTTGACAAGTTGGAAGTTGGTCAGCCAGTGGTAACGCCAAAGCTAATGCGTCAAGCGATTATTGACCTTGCCACCACGGATTGGGTGCCGAAAGGGTTGATGGAAGACTTGGCAGGCTTTAAAGAAACGCTGAGTGTTTCTCGTGATATTAGTGACGAGAACCGCCTGAACTGCATCTTTAAACCGGACTTGGTGAACCAGCTACGTGTGTTCGCTGCCCTTGAACAATTCAAGCTTTAGTGGAGTAAACAATCATGGCAAATGTGCTGGGTGAAGTGGTTATCCGTTCAAACGGTAAACAACTGAAAACGAAAAAAGGCTCAACCCTCAATCCGGGCGGCTTCAACTATACGGATCACATGGGGCCTGGTCGCTCTTGGGGAGCTTCTCGCGAGTTCGTTACGCCAACGATTCAGGTCGTTATTGCGGCGGCGGAAGATGTTGATGTGCTGGAAATCAACGCCATTCGCAACGCAACCCTGACGTGGGAAGGTGACAACGGTATCGACTACATGATGACGGGCTGCTCACCGCAAGCGCCATTCACAGTCAGTGATTCTGGTGAAATCACCGGAACCTTCCGTGGTGAGAAGGTGGAGCGCATCTAATGGCGATCATGACGTTCAATCTCGAACATGGCTTTAAGGTGGGTGAAAACACCCACTTTGAAGTGGGGCTGCGTGAGCTGGAATCAGGCGATTACATTGACGCCCAATTGGCGGCTGAGAAAGTGATCGTGCATGAAGGCAAAGCCGTGGCCTACACCTCTGATGTGATGTATGGCCTTGAGCTTTTGCTGCGTCAAGTGGAGTACATCGGCTCAGTGCAGGGGCCTATCTCAGTTAAGGATTTGCGCCGCCTACATCAAGATGACTTCAAGCTGCTGCAAGAAAAAGCCACCGAGCTGGACGCTTTGATCGCGGAGGAACTGGCAGCACGGGGGCGATCTTAAACTGATGGCCGAGGTCGCTGAGGGCTTGCAGCTTGCCCATCAGTGTGACACAAGCAATGCCACTTCGCAGGCTGCTGCGCATCTACAATAAGCTGAAGGATATACACAATGGCCCAGCAACTTAAAACAGACATCATCCTCAACCTAGCGGGTAACCTCGCATCCAAAGCCAAGCAATATGGCGCATCAATGAGCGACTTCGCACGCAAGAATGAGCGTGCCATGACTCTACTCAAAACCTCAGCAGATGCCGCAGGTCGCGGCATTGACTCACTCGGCAACCGCTATGTTGGCCTTGCTACCGCTTTTGCCACAGGTGCAACCGTGCGCAATGTGGCGGCGCTCGAAGCGCAAATGGTGCGCATTGGTACTAACGCCAAGCTATCTAGTGATCAAGTTGCCCTGCTCACCAAGCAGCTTGAAGCGATGTCAGTGCAAAAAGATATCCGCATTGGTACTGACCAGTTGGCCGCAGGCGTGGATGAGCTGCTGGGGAAAACGGGTGACTTTGAATTCGTGCAAGAGAACCTTGAGAACATGGGTTTGTTCATGCAAGCCTTCGGGGCAGATGCGCGTTCAACAGGTGCGCTGTTTGCCCAGTTCCGTGAGAAAGGTATTCGAGACGCCAAAGACGTGATGAACACCATCGATGAGCTGTATGGTCAGTTCGCGATCGGTAGTGTCAACGTCAAAGACTTGGCCGATATTTCCGAGCAGCTCTTTGCTACTTACCAAGGCAAAGGGCCAGAAGCGATCTCTCAGATGTCTGCGCTCGTTCAGCTCTTTGCTAAGGCTAAAGGCAATGCAAACGAATCGTTGACCTCAATTCAGGCCGTGTTCGCCACGTTCAGCGATAAAAAGAAAGTGGAGTTCCTGAACCGTCAAGGCATCGAAGTATTCAAAAAAGGCACCAAAGAGCTGCGCGAGCCTGTCGAACTGCTCTTAGAGATTTTGGATAAGGCCAAGAATGACCCATTGAAATTGGGTGATGTGTTTGACCAAACCAGCTTGCAAGGTTTGGCCTCTCTCTACTCTCAAGAGAATAAAGATTTGCTGCGATCCATGATTAGCGGCACCGCAGAAATGGGGGCGACACAGGAAGCCGCCGCCAAGAACGCCAAGACAATGAATTCGGCTGTGACATCTCTTCACAATAGTTTTAAGAACATTGCTAACGACAGGTTAGCCGAGCCAATGAAAGAACTAGCAGACGCTATAAATTCTGTCGATGAGGAGACTATTCAGAACTGGCTCAAGTGGGGTGAGGCGGCTGCATGGGCTATTGGTGGGGTGGTTATTGGTAAGAAAGCTTATGACGCTGGCAAGAAGGTAAGTGGTTTTTTTAGAAAAAAAGGCAAGAAAGAAGATGGCCAGTCTGGTTTCGCCGACTTAGGTGTAATGCCAGTGTACGTGGTGAACATGCCAGGTGGTGGCATGGGTGGAGCTGCTGGCGGATTGCCAGAAGGTATCGGCGGAGATGGTAAGCCAACAGGTAAGCCAAGTGCCAAGTCAAAGTGGCCGTCTATTTTCTCAAAGCAGAATCTCGCGGCCATCGGCACGATTGGTTATGCCAGCACCATGATCCCAGAGTGGTCTCCTATCGATGTTCGCCGAGCATCAGAAGTGGATCGCACAGGCTTGCCGGAAAGCTTTGTTCCTGCACCTGGATTGCTGGATGTGTGGGATGAACTCAAAGGCCTATTCTCTGGCTCAAGTAATGGCTCAATGGCTGGCAATAGTTACATGGCAGGCCAAACGGGTGGCGAGATGAAATTAAAAGTGGAAGTGTCTGATGACCGAGTAAAAGTCACGCCTACTTACCTGCCGAAAGGGTTCACCATTGACCCAGATATGGGCGCAAATTAAAGGGGCGATAAATGGCATTTGAAGATCGTTTAACAGCCTCATTTCGTGGGGTTGAATTTCTACTCGAAGAGGCAGAAGGCAACAGCGGACGCCGTGCTATCCCCCACGCTTACCCAAAGCGTGAAAGTGGCTGGACAGAAGACAACGGCAAGGTGCTCACCAATGAGCGCATCACAGGTCGCTTGGTTGGTAATGATTATGTTCAGCAGCTTTCTGCATTACTCGAAGCACTCAACCAAGTTGGCCCAGGTGAATTGATTCACCCATGGTTTGGCGTGCGCAAAGTGCAAGTTGGTCCTGTCTCTCATCGCTTAGTTAATCGCGTTGATGGGACGGCAACCGTAAGCTTTGAAGTGTTCGAGGTCGGTGAAAACCTCTTTCCAAGCAGCGCGCTGGATACAGCCAAGAAGCTAGAACAAGAAGCCAGCAACGCCCAACAAGCGGCTGAGCAAGCATTCGAAAAAGCCTATGACCCATCCGCTATCGAAGGCATTGGCGATATGGTTGACCAGTTCCTTGATGATTTGGATGAGTTTACCCGTGGCCTGCCATCGTTGCCGAGTGAGCTAAGAGAGTGGACTGATCGCTTACAACGCGCCAAGGATTCGGTTGGTAAGCTGCTCGCGTATCCAGGAGAGCTGGCGCGTGAAGTGATGGGACTGCTTGAAGATGTGAAAAGCGTAGTCAAAGACCCTATTCGCTCTCTCGATGTGTACAACAACGTCGAGCAGCGCTGGGAAGGTATGCGCGCGGAGCTGGCCGTGACGGGTGGCTTGTCTCGATCTATCGTGAGTGAAGATGGCCGCGCCAGTTCAGTGCCTGGCATTGCTAACCCACAAAAAGAAGCCGCCGTGCTTGCCAATGCAGAGTCATTCAAAACCTTGGCGCTGCGTTCGGCAGCGGTCGGCAAAGCCTCGGCCATTTCACAGTCTGATTACACCTATTCACTGATTGATCAGGTGGAAGTGATTGCCTCTCTCACTGGCTCTGAGCGCAATGCCATTTTTACGGGTCAGCAGCTAAAGGCGATCGGCTATCAGCTTGCGGCACGCTTGGCTGAGCTGGCAGCGGATGCGGTTGAAGCGGGTGACTCCACATTATGGCGATCATTGCGTGCGCTTCGTCAGGCCTTGCTACTCGATACGCGTGATCGGGCGGAAAAGCTGCCTCAGTTAAGCGTCTATCAACCAAAGACTACTGTCCCAGTAGCACTGGTTGCATGGCGTGAAGCAGGCGATACCGAATACCGGAACGCTATTGTGCGCCGTAATGGCTTTGCCAATCCAGCCTTTATTTTGCCAAGCCAAAACGTGGAGGTGATCAGTGAGTGATGTTGTCACCCTCCGCGCAGGCGGCAATCTGTATCAAGGTTGGACAAAAATCAGCGTGACTCGCTCACTTGAGGCGATGTCAGGCGCGTTTGATTTGGAGCTGACTCACAAGTGGCAAGGGTCATCCGATCGTTACCGCGCTTTCATGGAGCCTATCCAACAAGGTGCGCCGTGCATTGTTGAGATTGGAGGAAACCGAGTGATCACCGGTTATGTGGATGACTGGGTTCCAAGCTATGACGATAAGCAAGTGATTATCTCCGTCTCTGGTCGAGATAAAACCTCAGACCTGATCGATTGCTCAATCGTCTATCCTTCAGGTCAATTCGCTAATCAGGACTTGACGCAAATTGCGCGCACCGTTTGTCAGCCATTCGGTATCAAAGTCATCGTTAATACGGATGTTGGCGCGCCATTCCAGCGCATTCAAATTGAGCAAGGTGAAACACCTTATGAGCTGCTGAGCCGCTTAGCGCGTCAGCGTGGCGTGCTGCTCACCAGTGATGCGTTCGGCAACCTTGTGATCACTCGCGCAAGCAAACAGCGTGCTGGCTTCTCTTTGGTGCTTGGTCAAAACGTCAAGGCAGCGCGTGGCCGTTTTAGTTGGCGTAACCGTTACAGTAACTTCATTGTCAAGGCGAGCGGAGCAGCATTCGGCCAGTGGGATTCCTCTCCAGCGCAAACCGTGGGCGGCATAAAGGCCGAAGTCAAAGATGTAGAGATTGGCCGCTATCGCCCAACGATTATCGTCAATGAAGAGATCACCACCGCCGAAGGTGCAGCGCGCCGTGGTCAGTGGGAACGTCAGCGCAGCGTTGGCCGTTCTAATACAGCGGAATACACCGTGGTGGGTTGGCGAGTGCCAGAGACAAGTAAAGTATTCGATTTCAATCAAATCGTACCTGTGCGCGATGACATTCTGGGATTGGATGAAGACATGCTTATCAACACCATCATGTTCAGTGAAGATGACGGTGGCCGCGCGGCAGTGATTGGCGTGGTTCGCCCAGATGCATTGGATATTCCACCGCAAATCGAGAAAGAAAGCTCAGTAGGAGGTTCGTGGTGAGTGAACTTATGAAGCGTTACATTGATAGAGAACTAGCGCCCGTCAGAAGACGTTTACGCTCAATGGCAAATCGTGCCCAAGTTACTGGAGTTGTCGAAAGTTTACAGCGCCAAAACCTACAACTGCAAATCGAGAATGACGAAGCGGTGGATGATATCGAGCGCTTCCAGAACTACGGCATGACCTCCTACCCACCCGTGGGCAGTGAAGCTGTGGTAATGGCGCTCAAAGGTAGCCTAGACCAACGCGTGGCCGTGGCGGTAGAGAAAAAAGATTTAAGACCAAAAGGTGAGCAAAACGATGTGATCGTGTATCATGCCGAAGGTCATCAAATCCGTCTTACCTCTAGCGGCCAAATCATCGTCACAGCAACTGACGTTATTTTTGAAGCGGCTAACTCCTTCACTATTATCTCCCCAGAAACTTTGATTCAAGGCCCTTTGCATGTGACAGGTGGAATTTCTACCGACCTTGGGATTTTTGCGACTGGTGGCATTACTTCTTCCAGCGTTGTTGGCGGCTCAGATTTAACCGCAGGCAACATAAGCTATCTAGGTCATAAACACAGAGACGCAGAGAACAGGCTTACAGGTACACCAACACTAGGATAGTTATGAGCAGCATCTTGCTGAACATGTTGGAAAACACTGGAGTCATCATCGAGGGCGAAGTTCCTGAGCAATCAGTAACCGCCCTCGTTTTGATCTCGTTGTTTACTGACGCCAGAGCGGAAAGCTCCGATACCATTCCAGATGGAACCGCAGACCAGCGCGGTTGGCCTGGTGATTCATTTTATGATGCAGCTTGGGGTTCCAAGCTTTGGCTTTTGTATCGAGAGAAGTTAACCACCGATGTGCGCAACCGTGCTGTTAAGTACGCAGAAGACGCGCTGGCATGGATGACGAAGGACTCAGGCACTGGAAAGCTTGCCAAGAGCGTGACGGTTGAGGGTTCAATTCCAAGGTTTCAAACCTTGGCCTTAACCATCACGATCACAAAGCCAGACGAAACCGAGCTGACTTTAACTGTATCCAAACGATGGGAGGCGCAAAGTGCCCTATAGCACTCCAACGCTACGACAACTGATTGAGACGGGTTTAATCGACATTGAAACCTCGTTAGATCAGGTGCTGCCAAAATTCGGCGTTGAGCAAGCGCTTAACGTGGCCGTCAGTGGCGCGATTCGTGACCTCTATGACTACAATAGCTGGATTGTTCGCCAAATCATCCCAACGTCAGAGAGCGACGACCAAACCATTATTGATACTGCTCGCACTGAGGGTGTGATCCGCAAACTGGCCTCTGCTTCGGCAGGGCCTGTCACTTTCACAGGCACTGCACCTATTCCGGTTTCCACTGTGATGACGCATCAAGATGGGCGCTCATATCGAGTGACCTCATCGGCTGCGCCCTCCGGTGGCTCTGTGGTGGTACAAATCCAAGCCGAAGAAACTGGCGCGAGTTACGACTTGCCATCAGGCCAACAACTTACCCTTGCGCAAACTGTCCCAAGTGTTCAGCCTGTCGGCCTTACGGGTGAGATTTCAGGCGGTGCCGATATTGAGCCTGTCTCTCAAGTGCTAGAGCGCTTGCTGTTTCGTAAGCGTAATCCGCCAATGGGTGGGGCTCCACATGACTACGTGGCGTGGTGCCGCGAAGTTGCAGGTGTTACCCGCGCGTGGGCGGTAGATTTTTACCAAGGCCCATCAACGGTTGGTTATGCGTTCGTGTTTGATAATCGCGCTAGCATTTTGCCTACCGTGACCGATAAGCAAGCCATGCAGCAATACATCTATCGTCACTCCGATCCTGCAACCGGAACGGATGTTGGTCGTCCGGCTGGCATTGAAGCGATCGATATTCCTCTTGCGCTCAAAGTCACCAATCTAAGCATTCAGTTGACACCAGATACCGAAGAGAACCGCACCGCTGTACAAACTAACCTCGATGCTTACTGGCGTACTTTGTCGCCTGGTTCAACCTTGGTGCTCAGCAAAGTGCGCACGGCCATTGGTGAAGTCGATTCAGTGAGTGACTATATTCTCGATTTGTCTACCGACGTGCCATCGGCCGCCGAAGAACTGCACGCGCTAGGAGTGATCACATGGGCCACTCTGTAGAGCAATGGTCAAACTCAATCATGCAGCAAATGCCTCGCGGGGTGATTTGGCAGCGTGAAACGACTTTAGATCTCTATAAGTACGCCGCAGGGTATGCGCCACGCCTTGAAGCCGCAGAAATCAGTGCTGAAGGCTTGCTGTTTGAAATGCGCCCAGAAACCACGCTGCAAATGCTGCCAGAGTGGGAAGGTTATTTGGCGCTGCCAGAGTGTAACGCTGGCAAGCAAACGATCGAATCACGCCGTGCTGCCGTGGTTGAGAAGTATCACCGCAAAGGCGGCTTGCAGGCATGGAACATTGAAAAGCTAGCGTCAGACCTTGGTTTTGATGTGGAAGTGCAAGAGCTATTCCCTCACCACTGCCTGCGTGGGTGTGACTACCCACTTTATGAAGAGAAATATCGCCACATTCTACGCATCTACGTGAAAGGCATAACGCAGGCCTACGCAACCTGCTTAGACGACTGTTTAACCCCGTTAGTATCACAAACCGCCGCCATTCTCGAATGCACGCTGAATCGCTTCAAAATGGCTGGCAAGTATTACGAATATTTTTATGAGGAGAGTATCTGATGCACAAGCTACAGAACGGCTCACAAGTTTCAGCAAGACCACCACGCAAGCCTTTAGTCGGGCTAGGTGGCTATTTTTCAGAAAGCAATGAACAAGGCGCACCAAGTTATCCAGGACAAGATTGGTTTAACGACTGTACCGATGAGTTTTTGAATGCTCTTGCAGCGGCTGGCATTGAATACGAGCACGGACGATTAGATCATCTTGCTCGTGCTTTTTCTGCCATCCGTTCCCAAGAGTGGAATGAATTAGTTAATTATAGTGTTGGTGAGCAAGTTCTTTTTTCTGGCAAACGATATTTCGCTGTTCAGGAGTCTGGGCCAGACAATGGCGGAGAGCAACAGCCAGACCCATCTATTGTCGAATATTGGTTTGAGATCCCTTCTGTGGGAACGCGTGCTTTTGAATTCTTGAGTGTTCCTGTAGGAATGGAGCTGGCTTTCGATACACCACCACCTAACGATGACCCGCGCTTTCGCTTTGTAAAGCTTACTGCTGACGATGCTTACAATGGTAGCTTACTGACTAACAAAGTCATCTCTGGTACAGCCCCAAACGTGGTTGTGAAAATGACCGTCAACTCTGCGCTGTCACCTATCAACGGACAGCAAATCGAGATGCTGAATACAATGGGGGCGATCCCAACGCCTAGTTTAACTTCTGGTGCAATTATTCAAGATGCGATGCGCGAAATTCAGGGATCGATCTCATTGGGTAGTGACGCTGGCCGCTACAACTGGAGCGGGGAAGGCGTTTTTGATAATGGGGTGACGTCGACGGGTGCGCTCAACTCAGGAACAACGCAATCTTCTGTGGTAGCGTCATTAAAATTTAGAGCATCAAAAGTTGTTCCGGTCGCGGACAGATTTCAAGTGTTTGGTGTTAGTCGAGTTTATTACAAGAGGGTTTACTAATGGATAAGCCAGAAACTTTACTACAGAAGTTTTTCGCCTTTGAAGATGCGTTAATGCTAGATCACGTCGAAGATGCCATCGAAATCACCGAGCAGCAGTATAATAATGCTATTGCAGCAAAAATGGCAGGCCGACAAGCTTTTGTGCGTAATGGTGATCTAGTCATTTTTTCTGGCGTTATGGTTACGGCGTGGAATAAATTAACTAGAAAGCCAAAAGAGTTTGATGAGTTTGATATAATTCCAGAAGACTACACGCTTATTGAGCCAGTGGGTGATGTTGTTTGGGATGAGTTTGACTTTGTCGAGCGTATCAAGTCGCCTCAAGAGCTCGCGCAAATCGAGCATCATTGGGTTCTTTCTGAACTTGCAAATGTTCAAATTGAGCTAATGTATCACTGGACCGATGATCAACGCGCAACATCTACTTTAGATGCGTGGAAGTTATACGCAAGACAGCTCCGAGACTACACCACTACCGACGAACAAGGCACACCATCAATTCGCGGTGAATCACGACCTGTAAAGCCGATTTAA